CATACGTTCATTAGAGATAAACTAACAGATGAAGACTTTTTCAAAGAATTAATGTATGATATTGAAACAGACTTAGATAGTTTATCAAATTTAGAAACTAGGTATAAACAAAGTAAATTAGCTTATCCATTTTTTACAATGCCAATTACATTTGTTCATACACAAGAAATGGTAAAAGATATTAGAAAATGGTTTTCAGTTTTTACAATTTATCATAATAAATTAACATCACATACCCACAAGTACGAGTAGGAATACATAATGAACTATAAAGAACATATAATTGAAGTAAAAGATTACCCAAAAGAAGGTATTAGTTTTAAAGATCTTACACCACTATGGCAAGATAAAAAAGTTTTTAAATCAATGATATCAGATTTATGCAAACCATTTGAAAAGTCAAATGTTGACATTATTGCATCTGTTGAGTCACGTGGTTTTGTTACCGGAGCTCCAATGTCAGTACACATGAACGCAGGTTTTGTACCATTACGAAAAGCTGGTAAACTACCTAGAAACACATTTAAAGAATCATTTGAATTAGAATATGGATCATCAGAAATACATATTCATGAAGATGCTATTAGTAATCAAAATATATTAATTGCTGATGACTTACTAGCAACAGGTGGTACTGCTATTGCGGCCTATAACCTAATTACAAAACATTTTCCTAATGCAAATATTGTAGGTTTTAGTTTTATCGTAGCACTTGATTACTTAGACGGACTAACTGATTTACAAACATTAGGTATTCCAATACATTCACTAGTGGAGTACGCATAGTGAAAATAACAATAGCAGGTTACGGATATGTTGGAAAAGCTATGCACGAACTTCTAAAGTCAAATTACGATATTAGCATAGTTGACCCAATTATTAATGACACTACTATAGCAGAAACAAATCCAGAAGCAGTAATAATATGCGTATCAACTCCCCAAGGATTGCATGGTGAATGCGATGTGAGTAACGTTATTCAAGTTATTGATGATACTCCAAAACATATACCAATTTTAATTAAAAGTACAATAAGTCTTGAAGGTTGGCAAGAAATTATAAAATGCCCAGCACCATTACGTATTAGTTTTTCACCAGAATTTTTAAGAGCCAAAACAGCAATAGAAGACTGTTTGAATAGTACTATTATGTATTTAGGACATGGTGGAACTGTATATTGGTCTGATATATTTTTGAAAGCAAAACCAAATTTAGAAATTAAAACATATGATGTTAAAGAGTTAATACTAGCAAAGTATTTTAGAAATAGTTTTTTAGCAACTAAAGTTAGCTTCTTTAATCAAATATTTGACTTATGCGAAAAAATGAATGTTGATTACGAACCTGTCAGACAAGTAATAACTGATGATAAAAGAATTGGAGACGGACATTCTTTAATTACAGATGAGCGAGGATTTGGTGGACATTGTTTTCCAAAAGATACTAATGCTATAAGTGAAACAGCTAAACTGTATGGTTCAGAATTAACAATAATTGATGAAGCTATATATTATAATAAAATTATTAAATCACGCAAGTAATTAGTCTTACTAAATTTTCTGTATCGTCGTCTTCAATACATTTACCAATCACATAAACAGAACTACAAGCACTAGGGTGAGCTTGTCCTACACCTGGTGTATCACTAGTTACAATTAAGTCGCCTTTTTTAACTGGGCCAATTACATTAACTTGGACTCTACCACGTAAAGCTGTTGGAGATGTTAGTCCTTCTTCAGTACTATTCATCAAGTAAGCTGGTGCTAAAGATACAACTCCTGCTACTCTATGATCCATTTTTTCTGTTGATTCTGTAACTTCTTCTGCACCGCCAAATATTAAAACTGTGCCAGGATCATACTCCTTGTCAGTTCTGTAAAGCTCTGCCAAGTCAGCATATTGAGCCGACGTTGATTTAGCATAAATCGTATTGTATTGTGCGCCAGCTGATCCAATATTATATGTTGAATTAGTATCAGGTAAAATATTTTTTACTTTTAAATCACCAGCTCTAACATTGGAATATACCATTCCAGTTACAGTTGTTGTTGATGCTGTGATATTTGGTGATGTGAAAAAAGCAAATTCATCTGCAGATTCATCCCAAACCATACCTGCATGGTTTTGATTACCACTGTCATATCTTTCAATTAGTATACCTGAATCATATGTTGCAGTATTTTCTTGTCCTGATCTATTTAAATAAATCATTGGATCTTCAACTTCTAATTGAGTTACATCAACTGTTGTTGTATCTCCTGAAATTGTTAAATTTCCTTGTATTGTTACATTACCTTGAAATTCACCATTTTTAGCGTTGATAATATCAAAAGTACCTGCATTTAAATCTCCACCCAATCTTGGTGTTGTATCATCTTCAACCGCTAATATGCCTGTATTTGTGTCTGCTGATATTTCCCATTTGCTTGATGTACTGTTGTATTTTAAAATTTTGTTATTAGCAATACCTGTTGTATCAACATCGTCCATTTCAGCAATAGTGTTTTCTAATGCTACTTCTGTTGCTATCTTATTATCAACATAAGTTTTAGTTACAGCGTCTGTGCCTGCTGATGGTGTTCCTAAATTTTGTATCTTGTTAGTTTGTGCATCTAATACTCCACCAAGTTGTGGTGTTGTATCTTCAACTATGTTTGCTAAAATTGATGAGTTAACTAAAACTTCAATAGCTTGAATGTAGTTTGCTGGCGTACCAGACCCTGTACTAAATGCCGGGTTTGGTGTCAATGTAGCATTGTTATCACTAGCATGATAATACACCGAATAAGTGTGTGCCGCTACTGCGCCTGGTGTGTCATAAAAATCAAATGATGCTGTAAACTTTTTTGCAGTTGAATTACAATCTTCTGCTGTCCATTCTGAAAGTAGTGCTTCAGGCGAACCACCTTTGTTTCTATATAATCTAATATTGATATCTGATGAACCTGTTGATGAACCTGTAAATCTTACCTGTGCTGTCACACGTACTTTTGTTGAAGCATCTTGTACAGATATTACTGAACTCAATCCACTAGTCGCTTCACTGCCTAATGTAGCACCTGTAACTGATGATGTTGCTGTGTCATTGTCAACTATCCAATTAGCAACTGTATAACCAATTTTTTTGTTTTCCCATTTAGATGAACCCGAGTTGTATTGTAATACATCACTATTTGCTAATGCTGAGAAATTAACATCTTGGTGTTTGTCAAAGGATACTGTACCTAAATAACTTTCAACTTTTATATTTGTAAAGTAAAGATTACTTGAACCTTCTGATAATGCGTCTGTGTCTGCCGCCGATAATTTTGTATCAAATCTTGCATCTGCTCTTGCATTCGTGAAGTATAAGTTAGTTCCTTCTGCTATAGAGTTAGTAGTACCAGCAACACGATCCCATGCACTTCCATTCCATTGCATTATCGTACCAGTTGCTCCAGTAACACCAACCTCTACATCCTCAAGTTGACTTATTGATTTGTCTGTAAATCTTTGGTCAACAGCTAAATGACCTCTTGCTGTAGTGTAATATAAGTTTGAAGAGCCTTCTGGTAAGTCGTCTGTGTTAACTTGATTAGCACCGGTACCAAAATCAATATGTGTATCATTAACAGAATTGGCTGTTAAACTCAATGAACCTGAAACTGTTCCTGACGTAGTAATATTTCTATTACCAAAATTCCAACCGCCACTATCAGTATATCCTATTGTAGCTACTATTGAACCACCAGATTCTATTTCTATACCTGATGTATCGCTACCTAAACTACCGCCTTTGTTTAATGTGATTAAACGATCTTTGGTAGTTAAATCAGTAGTAGTTACTTTTACAACGTCATCCACAAAACTTACATTCGTATCAAACGAAATAGTTCCTGATGATAATCTACGAGTTTTTGCCGCCATATTGAATTTCTGCTCCTATAATATTATTTATCTTTATAGATTACTATAGAAAAAGCCCCCTACTATTTCTAGTAGAGGGCTTAAAATATTATATCTTACAACTTTTGTAATCTAGGATTACGCAAATGATAAGTTAGCTACTGCGATTTTAGAAACGTAGTCGCCTGCATTACCAAGTGATGAAGCAGTATTGTTTAACTCTACATAACCGTATCTAGTCATGAAAGAAACAACTGGTTCAAAAGTTGCTGGATCAATTACAACGCCTGATGACATTAATGGGATGTATGGGCAATAAAACGCCGCCGCATCCACTTCACCTGGACCTTTGTAACCAACAAGAACGTTAGCTGATGATGAAGCATATGAGTTAACATATACTCTCATAGCACCATTTAAAGTACCTACAAATTTAGTATTTGTTGGTGCTTCAAAAGTACCTTCAGTTGTTCTTGCGAACGCTGAAGTTGTCGCTGATTGAAGAACTGTTAAAGCCGCTGGTGACATTACTGCCCAGTTACCTGCACCTCTTCTTGTTCTTTGTGCGATTAAGTTAGCTTGTTCATTAATCATGATAGCCAATACTGCGTGTCTGTCACCAACGAAAGTTGGAGTACCTGTGAACGAACCGTTCATGTCGTAAGTAGACGCGGCAGAACCTGCCAATGAATCTAATGAATTGATAACTTCTTGGTCAATCTCAGCTGTAATCTCTTGTGCTAAAGCGGCCATAATTTCTGCTTCTACATCTAAACCGTGCATAGCATTGGCATCTTGAGCAGACTCAAAAGTCCATCTCGCTGATAGTTTTCTTGTTTTCGCTTCAACAGTTTGTTTCAATACTTGGATTGAAAGTCTGTTTCCGCCAGTACCTTCTAATGTACTTGTTCCTGCCGCATTGTCACCAGCTGTGTTACCTGCGTAACCTCTTGAAATTGCAAATGGTGATAGTGCTTCTGAACCTGCAGTTACACCTGCTGATGAATCTGCATATCTTACTCTTAGTGTGTGGATCTGTCCTACAGGACCCGTCATGGGCTGTACACCAACGATTTCGTTAGCGATAACTGTAGGCATAACACGTCTGATTACTGGAAGGATAACTTTGTTTAATGCCGCAACATTACCAGCACCTGTGGCGCCGGCTGAAGCCGCTTCAGCCAAATATGATTGTGTATTTTCTAATACAGCATCCATAGTTTGTCTTTTTTGGCCTTCAAGACCTTCTAGTAACGCAGATTTTGTGTCATTCCATGCTTCTGTAATTACTTTTGTCATGTTTAACTCCTTAGACCTGCTAGTCTTTTTATGTTAATGATATCTTCATTTTCAGATTTGATCGTTTCAGTTACTGCTCTATCACCTGTATGTTCTGTAATGATAACGTTGTCTGTATCATTAGCAGACTCCATTGATTCATTTAATACAGCTGGTAGATACTTGTCAAACTGCTTTTTTAAATTTGCTGTTTGAACTGATTCTAACAATTCTGTCATTACTTCACGCTTAGATTTTGATAATGGTGAGATAAGTTCGTTTAGAGTTCTTTCTCTATTGATCTTATCTTCGGCTATTTTAACCTTAGTACCCATTGTTTCGATTTCAGCGTCTTTCTCAGCTAATTTTCCTTCCAATTTCTCGTTAGAACCTTGCTGATCAGTAAGTTGCGTTTGCAACTTACGAATTTCTCCACCTTCTGAAAGGTAAGAACTCATGTATTCACCTGCAAATGCTTCAAACACTTTTCTACCAAAGTTGTTTTCTTTAGCAACTTTAATATCATCTTTAAGTGTTTTCATTTCATTTTTAAGTGTTGAGCTAATTGTGTTTTCAACTAAACTTGATGCTCTTTTAACAAATGCTGTTTTAGTATCTTCAATAATTTTCTTACCTTCTGATACTAATTTAACTTTTGCTTCAACAACACCTTTTTTGTCTTCGTTAAATTCACCTAACTCTTTGGAGAGTTGTCTGACTACAAACTCTTCTAAGTTTGTAAATTGACCTTTAAGTGAATCTCTGTCACCATGTAATTCTTTAACTTCTTTAACAAGAATTTCATTAATGAACTTTGTCAACGTGCCTGTGTGTTCTCTCATTTTGTTTTTGTAAGCAACTCTTTCAGCTACTAATGATTTTTTGTCTTCAGCAAATTCTGAAATTTCTTTCTTCAATTGCTCACCCATCATAGTATCCATTGCTTCAACAATATGAGATTTATCGTTTTCGTAACGTTGTGCGAAATCTTCTCTTAGTTCCGCAGAGATCTCCTCACGAGCCTCAGACAGCTTCTTCTCCCATGCTTCTTGAAGTGAAATTTTCACTTCTTCAGAAAGTGCATCGGATGTACCAAAAATTTCTGTTATATTACTTGCCATCTGAATCTCCTATTTCTTCAGCTCACTTATTAGTTTTGTAATTTCGGTAGCTAAAAACTTTTCAGCTCCACGATCGTACAATGCGGCTTGGCTTAAACCAAAAAGGTTCATTCCGCCTCGCATATTAAGTAAGTTCTCGTATATTGCTTTTGGATATGCATCCGGTGCCGAAGGTTGGGCAACAATGTCTACAGTTTGTATTTCAAAACCATTTACTTCGCCGCTCTCGTTTACATTTCCAGAGCCTCTTGAACTTACTCCTAGTTTGGCACCACTTTCTAACAAAGTGGTAACAATTTTTCCCATTGGTGTTGGCATAATCTTAAGACTGCCGAAACCGTCAGGCCCATCCATCCACATATTTTCAATCATGTGTGATACACGATCAAGATTAACTGTTAAGTTATCTGGATGGTCTGCCTCACCCAACACACTAAATCCTGAGTCTAAACGTTCTTTGACTGAAGTCACTGCTTTAGTGATTTCATTCACAGGATAAACACGTTGGTTCTGATTCTTAACACCACCTTGAATAAAAACTCCCTTCATATGAAGAAACTTCTTATCGTCTTTGCCTTCTGATACAACTTCCATTTTGGCTTGATCAAAAGTCAATTGTTCTGTTAATCGAATCATATTTGTTTCCTTCCTCTCCTATTGCAAGTATTAGCCTGCAATAGACGATTTTGCTGATGAGTCTGACCCATCTGTTGCATCTGCTTTAGCTGGAGATAGTTTAGCTTCTTGTGAATTTGCCATCTCTTTTGCCGCTGGTGCGTTAGCACCTGCTTCAGCTGATGAATTAGAAACACTTGGAGCCGCCCCCATGTCTTTCATATTCGCTGATGCTACTGGTGATTTTGCTGATGAATCTGCTTCGGCTTTAGCTGGTGTTGCCACTGCTTTCATTTCCGTTGCTTCTTCTACTGCTTCTGCGTCTTTTTCTTCTGACTCAACTGCTGGTACAACTTCTTCTGTTGGCTCTTCAGTTGGCATTTCCATTTCAGCTTCTGCATCTGCTTCTGCATCACCTTCTTCTTCGCCTTCACCTGACATAATTTTATCAAATTGTGCTTTAAGATCTTCTAATGCTGATTCTAGATCATCTACTCTATCTTCAGTTCCTTCATGATCGTGATCATCTGACTCACCGTCTTCGTCACCATCATCTTCATTAGTTTCTTCGTATTCAATTTCTTCTGCGTCTTCTACTGCAGAGTTTTTTAACTCAGCTTTAAGATCAGCTTCTTGGTCGCCTGTTCCACCTACAGTTTCTTCAACTGCGTCTTCAGTAGTTTCTTTGGCTTCTGTTGTTGCTTCTTCTTTAGCGTCTTCGTCTTTAGCTTCTGTAGTAGTTTCTTCCGCTACTGCTTCTTCTTTTGAATCAGTAGTTTCTGCAACTGCTTCTTCAGTAGTTTCTTCAGCTACTGTTTCTTCTTGTGAATTAACGATTTCTTCATGGATGTCTCTAGCTTTTTCAACTATTGCTGTGTGCAATAATGTTTCTGCTTTATCCTGCTCGCCGTTCACTAGAAATTCAAGCACTTGCTCTAGTTTTGAACTCATTTCTGACATGATATTTCTCCTGTTCGCGAATTTGTTAACTATTAATAGTAATATAGATGTATTTAACAAAATATTAGAAGATACGAGAATAATAGGCGTTTTTTTGCGGTTTTGGATTATACTTTACCAAAAGTATGTATTATAATAGCTGTTTTATACTTCCATTGCCGGTTGGCCGTACATTTTAGCTACAAATTCTTTATTTGTTTCTTCGTCTTGTTTTCTTATTTCACGTACTTTACGTAGTTTATTAAGATGTCTAAGAGTCAGTCTTGTTTTACGTGATGAACCAATTTGTGCTTTATGGTATTCATCTTCATTTGGTAAGTATGTTTCTTTTAATTCAATATAACGCATAACAAACTTATTT